AATTAATAGATATAGGCGTTATAGACAGTTGGCAGAACGAAGCTGACGGTTTAAAAAATGATCAAGACGCACTAAACGAATTTTACAGACAGTTTCCAAGAACTACAGAACACGCGTTTAGAGATGAAACAAAAAATAGTATATTTAATTTAGTAAAAATATACGAGCAAATAGATTACAACGAGGAAATGTCTAGAACATTAGGTATTACTAAAGGTAATTTTCAATGGGTTAACGGAGTAAAAGATTCACAAGTAATATTTTATCCAGATTTAAAGGGTAGATTTAAAGTAAGTTGGGTACCACCAACCCATATACAAAACAAAGTTGTAATAAAAAATGGTGTTAGATACCCAGGTAATGAACACATGGGCGCTTTTGGTTGCGATAGCTACGATATATCAGGAACAGTAGATGGTGTAGGTTCTAAAGGTGCTTTACATGGGTTAACTAAGTTTAGCATGGAAGACGCACCAGCTAATACATTTTTCTTAGAGTATTTAGCAAGGCCACAAACCGCGGAGATGTTCTTTGAAGACGTTCTAATGGCATTAGTATTTTATGGGATGCCTTTACTCGCTGAGAACAACAAACCTCGTCTATTGTATTATTTAAGACGTAGAGGTTATAGAGGTTTTAGCATGAACAGGCCTGATAAAATATGGAACAAATTATCTGTTGCAGAAAAAGAAGTAGGCGGTATACCTAACTCAAGCGAAGATATAAAACAAGCCCATGCAGCTGCTATTGAAATGTATATTCAAAGCCACGTGGGTATAAACACTGAAGGTCAATTTGGTAATTGTTATTTTAATGACTTGCTAAATGACTGGGCTAAGTTTGATATAAACAAAAGAACAAAACACGATGCTTCTATTAGTTCTGGTTTAGCTATTATGGCTAACAATAGGCATTTATATGCGCCAAACGCTAAAATAGAAAAACCAAAACTAAACATAAATATTGCTAAATACACAAATAAAGGTAATATGTCTAAATTAATTAAAAAATAAATATGGCTAAGTCTGTTATAAATACTTATTTTCCAAGCCAAGTCGTAAGTGACTCGGAAAAAACAACCTATGAATATGGTTTGAAAGTAGCACAAGCTATTGAGCATGAGTGGTTTGGTCAAGAAGATCAAGCATATAAATATAGAAGCAATCAAGATAGTTTTCATAGGTTAAGACTGTATGCTAGAGGAGAGCAGTCTATACAAAAATATAAAGATGAATTATCTATAAACGGTGATTTATCTTATCTTAATTTAGACTGGAAGCCAGTACCTATTATACCTAAGTTTGTTGATATAGTTGTGAACGGTATTGCGGAGCGAATGTACGATATAAAAGCTTACTCTCAAGATCCTTTTGGTGTAAAAGAAAGAACTGAATATATGGAAAACATACTTTCAGACATGAGACTTGAAAGCTTAAACAATGCTGTTAAAAACCAGTTTGGTGTAGATACGAGAAAATCTAATATAGATTCTTTACCAGAAACAAAAGAAGAGCTAGACTTACACATGCAGCTAACTTACAAACAGTCTATAGAACTTGCTGAAGAGCAAGCTTTAAATGTTTTAATGGCTGGTAATGATTATGAATTAGTTAAAAAAAGGTTTTATTATGATTTAGCAACAATAGGAATTGGTACTACAAAAACTACTTTTAATACTTCTGAAGGTGTTGTAATTGATTATGTTGATCCAGCAAACCTAGTTTATTCTTACACAGAAGATCCTTATTTTAGAGATATTTACTACGTTGGAGAGGTTAAAACTTTACCTGCAAATGAACTTGTAAAACAATTTCCTAGCTTGTCAAAAGAAGAGCTAGATGATATTTTTGAAAATAAAAATTATTACAAATCTACAAATAGGTACACGTATGCAGATAAAAGCAAGGAGGATAATAACAACGTGCAGGTTTTATACTTTAACTACAAAACTTTTACTAACGAAGTTTATAAATTAAAAGAAACAAAAACTGGCGCTGGTAAAGTTATACCAAAAACAGACGCTTTCAACCCACCTAAAGACTTAGATGGTAATTTTAAAAAAATAGGTAAAAAAATAGAATGTTTATATGAAGGAGCTTTAATACTTGGTACTGATAAGTTATTGGTTTGGCAAAAAGCGCAAAATATGGTTAGACCTAAAAGCGATTATAGTAAGGTAAAAATGAACTACGCTATATGCGCTCCAAGAATATACAATGGTAAAATATCATCTTTAGTAAGTAGAATTACTGGTTTTGCTGACATGATACAGCTTACTCACTTAAAGCTACAGCAAGTAATGGCTAAAATGGTTCCAGACGGTGTTTATTTAGATGCTGATGGCTTGGCTGAAATAGATTTAGGTAATGGTACAAACTACAATCCACAAGAAGCCTTAAATATGTTTTTCCAAACAGGTTCTGTTATAGGTAGATCATTTACATCTGAAGGTGATCAAAACCCAGGTAAAATACCAATACAAGAAATAACAAGTGGTAGCGGTGGTAACAAAATGCAAGCTCTTATTGGTAATTACAATTATTACTTACAAATGATAAGAGATACCACCGGACTTAATGAAGCTAGAGATGGTAGTATGCCAGATAAAAACGCTTTAGTAGGGGTTCAAAAAATGGCGGCTGCAAACAGCAATACAGCTACTAGGCATATACTTCAAGCGGGAATATACTTAACTGAAGAGACAGCTCAGTGTTTATCTTTAAGAATATCAGATGTTATAGAGTATTCTCCGGCTAAAGAAGCTTTTATACAAAAAATTGGTGCTCATAACGTAGCTACTTTAACTGAAATAAAAGACTTGCACTTGTATGACTTTGGTATATTTATAGAATTACAACCTGACGAAGAGGAGAAAGCAATGTTAGAAAATAATGTTCAAATGGCTTTACAACAAGGTGGTATAGATTTAGAAGACGCTATTGATGTTAGAGAGATTAAAAACATTAAGTTAGCTAATCAGCTTTTAAAAATAAGAAGAAAAAAGAAACAAGAAAAAGACCAGCAAATAGCTCAACAAAATATTCAAGCTCAAGCTCAAGCTAATGCTCAAACACAACAAGTTGCAGCCCAAGCAGAAATACAAAAAAATCAAGCTATAAACCAAGGTGAGGCACAGTTAGAACAAATGAAAGCTCAACTAGATTCTGAAAAAATGAAGCAAGAAGTTATGCATAAAAAAGAGCTTATGGAGTTAGAGTTTAACTATAACATGCAGCTCAAGGGTATGGAAACTGAAATGACAAAAAGCAAAGAAAAAGAAAAGGAAGATCGTAAAGATCAAAGAACAAAGATTCAAGCGACTCAACAAAGTGAAATGATAGATCAAAGAAACAATCAAAAACCACCTAAAAACTTTGAATCTGCAGGTAATGATACTATGGGGAGCGGTTTTAATATGGAAACATTTGATCCCAAATAAAAATTATTAACTATTATATTATATTATGGAAGAAAACGTAGAAAACGTAGTTGAAGAAACTACACAGGCAACTGAACAACCAGTTGAAGAAACTAAAAAACCAAAAACTAATGAAGACGGCGATTACGTTGTTGATTTAAGAAAACCAAAAGAAGATGAAACTAAAGAAGATAACCCTGTCGACGAGGGAGTGGCTGGAGTCGATGAAAATGCCAATGCCACAGAAAAACAAGAAAAAGTACAGCCGGAAGCTGAAACACAAGAAACCCCAGTATTAGAAGAAGTTACTGAAGAAGAAGTTAAAGAGCAAACAGAAGAGTTAACTGAAAAAGTTGAAGAAGCTGTTGCTGAAGCTCAAGAAACTGGCAAAGCAATACCAGAAAACTTACAAAAAGTTGTAGATTTTATGGAAGAAACTGGTGGTACACTAGAAGATTACGTACGACTTAATCAAGATTTTTCTAGCTACGATGACATATCGGTACTAAGAGAATACTACAAGCAAACAAAGTCTCACTTAACAGATGATGAAGTTAGTTTTTTAATAGAAGACTCGTTTTCATTTAATGAAGAAGAAGATAGCGAAAGAGAGATTAAAAAGAAAAAAATAGCGTTAAAAGAGCAAGTTGCCAACGCTAAAAGCCACTTAGACGGGCAAAAGTCTAAATACTATGAAGAAATTAAAGCTGGGAGCAAGTTGACTCCAGAACAACAAAAAGCTGTAGATTTTTTTAATAGATACAACGCGAAATCAGAAGAAACTGAAAAGTTAACAAAAGTTAACTCTGATATTTTTGAACAAAAAACCAATGAGGTTTTTAACAACGAATTCAAAGGTTTTGAATATAAAGTTGGTGAAAAAAAATATAGATTTAACATAAGTAATGCTGATCAAATTAAATCAACTCAAAGTGATTTAAATAACTTTACAAAAAAGTTTTTAGATAAAAATTCTGCATTAAAAGATGCAAAAGGTTATCATAAATCTTTATTCACAGCAATGAACTCCGATGCTATTGCAAATCATTTTTACGAGCAAGGAAAAGCAGATGCTGTTAAAGAAAGTATTGAAAAAGCAAAAAATGTTAACATGAAACCTAGACAGTCGTTTGAAAATAAAAACACAAGCGGTAGTAAGTTTAGAGTTTTAAATGATGATTCTCCTGCTTTTAAGTTTAAAATTAAAAACAAATAATAAATTTAAAATTAAAACAAAATGGCAATTACAAGTAATTACGTGCCAACTCCTGCTCCGATGAAGCAAGCATTAGTGTCTTCATATATTGATTTCACAGCTAACGGGTTTGGATGGGCACAACAATACGTTCCAGATTTAATGGAACAAGAAGCTGAGGTTTTTGGAAACAGAACTATCAGTGGATTTTTATCTCAAATAGGTGCTGAGGAAGCAATGACTGCTGATCAAGTTATTTGGTCTGAGCAATCAAGACTGCACTTATCTTACACAGTGACTGTTGCTGGTACAAACGGTCTTACAATGACTGCTACTCACGATGCTGATGGTACTGCTTCAACTACTGGGACTTTTTCAACTGGTGATCACGGTATGAGAGCTGGTGATATGGTTCTTTTAGCTGATGCTGACAAAACTGTTAGAGCTTACGTTTCTGCAGTAGCAGCTGATGGTACATGTTCTATACAGCCTTACGGAGCTGCAACTATGACAGATGCTGGTATCGCAAATCAAACTGGTGTTAAATGTTTAGTTTTTGGTTCTGAATACTCAAAAGGAAACACTGGAAGAGGTGCTGTTAACGAGCCAAGATTTAAGCAATACAACAACAAACCAATTATTATTAAAGATAAGTACGAGATCTCTGGATCTGATGCTTCTCAAATTGGTTGGGTTGAAGTTACTGGTGAAGATGGTCAAAACGGTTACTTATGGTACTTAAAAGCTGCTGGTGACACTAGATCTCGTTTTGCTGACTACTTAGAAATGGCAATGATTGAATCAGAAAAAGCTACTGGTGATGGTAAAGATGACTTAGCCGCATTATCTGCTGGTTCTAACACAGGTGCTGTTACTGGTACTGAAGGTTTATTCTCTGCTTTAGGAGCTAGAGGTAACGAAACTACTGGTGTTAGTGGTGTTAACGCTGCTACTGATTTAGCTGAATTTGACGCTATCTTAGCTGAACTTGATAAAAACGGTGCAATTGAAGAAAACATGATGTTCTTAAACAGAACTACAGCTCTAGCAATAGACGATATGTTAGCTACAATGAATTCTTACGGTGCTGGTGGTACATCTTATGGTGTATTCAACAACTCTGAAGATATGGCATTAAACTTAGGTTTCTCTGGTTTCAGACGTGGGTCTTACGATTTCTACAAGTCTGACTGGAAATACCTAAACGATTTATCTACTAGAGGTTTAATTAACGCTAAAGATACAGTTAACGCTGTTAGAGGTGTTATGATACCTGCTGGTGTTTCTTCAGTTTATGACCAACAATTAGGTAAAAACCTAAAAAGACCATTCTTACACGTTCGTTACAGATCTTCTGCAACTGATGATAGAAGAATGAAAACTTGGACTACTGGTTCTGTTGGCGCTGTTACATCTGATTTAGATGCAATGGAGATGCACTTTTTATCTGAAAGATGTTTAGTTGTACAAGGAGCAAACAATTTCTTCTTAATGAACTAATCATTAAACTATTTAAGGATCGAGGCTTCGGCCTCGACCCTTTATTTTATTAACTTATATTATATTATTATGGCAAAAAAACAAGAAAAGGTAGAGGTACCTGTTGTTGAAACACAAAAACCTAAAAAAATTGAACCTAAAAAACCGTCTTGGCAAATAAAAGATAGAACTTACTTTTTAAGTGACAATAAAACTCCGTTAAGTAAATCTATTAAAGCTTCAAACATATACTGGTTTGACGAGGAAAAAGGTTACGAAAGAGAATTAAAATACACTCAAAACCAAAGAACAGTTTTTGTAGATGAAATGGTTGGCGATCAAAGACTAGAGCATATTATCTTTAGAAACGGAGCGTTAATGGTTCCTAAAAACAAAACTGTTTTACAAAAGCTTTTATCACTGTATCACCCACACAGAGACAAAGTATTTTTTGAGCATAACCCAGAGGTAGATGCCGCAGAAGATATTGATTTTTTAGAAATGGAAATTTCAGCTTTAATGGCTGCTAAAGATCTAGATATTGACATGGCTGAGGCGGTTATGAGAGTAGAATTAGGTTCTGAGGTATCTAAGATGAGTTCTAAGGAACTTAAAAGAGATTTACTATTATACGCTAAAAACAACCCGCAGTTGTTCTTAGATTTAGTAAATGATGACAATGTTCAACTTAGAAACTTTGGTATAAAGGCAACTGAAATGGGGTTATTAAGTTTATCTGGAGACCAAAGAACATTTTCTTGGGCTTCTAATAATAGAAAAC